ATGATTACTGCATGAACTTTGTTACATAATGCAAGATAATCTCCTTGTGCAACTACGCCTTCAGAATTCCAGAATGTCATACCTTTCCATTTAAGGTTTGTGACATCATACTTGATATCAAAAGCATCAAGGTAATCACATAATGCAAAGTACTCATTACTATTCAAAACCATGTCAGTAGCTTGTAACTTCTGACCGGTTCCATAAAATTGTTTTTGAATCATGTTAATATCATGTTTTGGATTCATATCTGCGCTGGACCAGTCAGTTGTTTCTGGTGCTTCTGTACCTGCACTGTTTTTGAGGGAATTAGCTATAATTAAATCAGTGTAAATACATAATGCAGAGATACATTTAACTACTCTGTTTGGGTAAGTACTAGACATTTGTCCGTTTCTTTCCCATAAGTCACCATAATCAAATGCAAAACCTCTTCCACCGAGTACTCCTGCTTCAGGAGTTTCATCAGTGAATTCTATTTTGGTAAAGTCAACACCTTCACCATAACGGGTTGGTTCAGACATTATTTTATCAGCTAATTCTTTTGCAGCTGAAACTTCACTATTCAAACTTACAAAAGTTCCAATCTCATTTTGATGAGTGTTGAACATGTTTAAAAATAATAATTGTTCATGAGCAATTTCATGAGCATAGAATTCTTGATTTTGTTTGTGTAAAAAATAATCTGGGTCTAAAAATTGTGCCATTTGAATTTCCTCCTTAAATTATAGTCATTACTCCGAATGCTACTTGGATTTTTGCTCCACTATTTGCGGATGCATCTTCTAATGCAATTGCATCAGTAGCACTACTGGATTTATCGTAACATCCTGCAGTTGTAGTTCCTACTTTGATGTAGTTTCCTGCAGAAACTGCACTATTAGATGCTTCTAATTGTACAGTTTTAATCACTCTTGCACCTGTTGCAACTCTTACAAAACAATTGTTTTCGTAGCTACCCCAGTTTGCAGCCGCTTTTGGAATTTTTCCGTCATGATCATAATCTGCGATTGCAATTCCAATTGCTGCATCACCAGCAGCACATTTTTCAACTTGATTTGGACCACTGATTTTAACTTTGTCTCCTTTATGGATTTCATTAGCATAAACTGGTCCAGTGTGTTTTCCAGTTCCATCCACAATAGTAGAAATAGTCATGTTACCTTGTTTTGCTTCAAAAATATGGGTTACTCCATATTCTCCTTTGTTTTCAATTGTAGCCATGTTTATTCATCTCCTGAGAAATGTGATAATACATTATTTAAATTTTGTGCTTCTGGAGTAGGGTCATCGTCATCATCATCACCATCACCTGCTCCAGCTAATAATGATTGTTTGGTATTTAAATCAATGAGTGTAGGTGCATCTTTGTATAATTCTTCGAAATGTGCTGAGTCTTTTGCACATAATTCGATGGATGCTTCTTTTTGTGCAGGTAAAATTTTACCCGCTGCAATTAAACTGTCTACTTTTGCAGTTGCAGTTTCTTTTTGTAACTTATCGATTTCTGCTTTCATTGCTTTTACTTCTTCAGTTTCTTCATTATTTTCTTTGTTGGTTTCTGCTTTACGAGAAGAATTACCTTCATTTTCTTCTTCGAGTGCAGTTAATCTTTTATTAATTGGTTCGATTGCATCGGCAATTAATTTTTCAATAGCTTCTAATGTAACTTCTTCAGCCATTATAGGTTCCTCCTTTTCTTCTTTTTGTATTGAGTATCTGGCATAAACTACAGCATCATCACTATCTGTAGGTTTTGGGATATTGCATGTTGGACATGCTCCTTTTTCCACGATATCTACTCTAGTGATGTCTGTAGTGTTTATGATATAATCATAATCTTGTGGACATTCACTAGTTGTGGAATTTGCCACGATACTAACCATATCCAATTCTCCATCATCATATAATTTTTTTATGAGTGGATTGGTTAGTTGTGCCTCGACGATTTGGATCGTGTCATCGGTATATTGAATTTCAGTGATTTCACCTACATTCAATAAGTCTAATTTTTGTAGTATTGGATTGGATTTAAGTGTATTATCTTGAAGGTGGTCTATACCAATTGGTATGCTTCCTTCTTTTGATAATCTTGATTGTAACGTTTCATAAGTTTGTTTTACATTTGATTTTGGGACATAAACATGGGCTGGTTTGTTGTCTATGTATAAATCCATTGGCCCGTGTGTCCAGAAATTTGTATTTTTTAAGATTATAATCACCTCAGTGTCATTATTGTTTTTTTTTGAGATAGCCGTAGCTAAAACAAAACTAAAACAAATAAAAAAATTTAATTTAAGATTTTAATAATATCTCCATTCATAGAGTGTACTTCCCCACCTGTGCCAAAAGGAGATGAAAATATTTCAGTAATAGTATTCTTATCAAAATTAAAATTAACTGCCCTTGTAATATTATCACCAGAACAGATTATGGTGATTTCAGTTTCATTAATGCTAACAATAGGATTATTTTTAAAATCATCATGGATTTCAATATTCTGTGCAATATCAGATAAAGATAGATTAATATTAGTTAATTCCATTAACTCTTTTAATAACATGATTTTCACCATAATAGTTTTCCATTTTTCATAAGGTCTTCGAAATGTGCTGCACGATTTGGATATCTTTTAATAAATTCTGATTTAGTCATTTTAACATATTTTCCTTTTTCACTAATTATCAAGTATGTATTTGATGACATTACACTTCCGGCTTCAGCAAAGTCTTCATAAACTTTATTACCTCCACCAGATTGTCTAGCATATTCTGAACAGAATTGTTGGCCTCCAGTTTTCTTTTTGGCTCGCCTATCTTTAGTGACATCAGATTTATATTTACTTCCTTTCATGGAACTATTCAATCCAATGTTATTTCTAGCAGTGTCTTCTTGAGTCATTCGTATATCTACACAATGCCACATTTCATGGTGCATTGCACCTTTAAGATTGCCTCCATTTACACTGCCTTTTTCTTTAACAAAAGCTCCTTTATATAATTCTAATTTAAAAGTATCGTTACCAATTGTTACAGCACCATGGTCTATATTTTTTCCTTGAATAATCATTATAGGAGTGGCTTTTTTCTGAATAGGTGTTGCAGAATTATAATATTTTAATACTGCATCCATATTCACTTGTTTACTTCCACTATTGGTGTAATCAATCCACTCTTTATTTTTTGGAATGTCAAAACGAATAGGAGTTTTATATTTAGTATCATAAAATGTTACTTTAGTGTTACTTGCTTCCACTAACTCCAAATTATGTTTTTTTGCAAGATTTTCCCATAAATTGGATTTATGAGTAGTTTCAATGTTTTTAGTAATTTTAACATCTGGACTTATTGATATTTTTTCAGGGGCAATATCAGTTAATCCTACATCTTTTAATGCATTAGCTAATGCATTATTAATTATAGCTTCTTGATTATCTAAAATATTATCAACATCATTTTCAGTTGGTTCGTTGGTTTCATTTTCAAGTTCTTCATTAGTTTCAGAAGTTTCATCTTCACTTCCAGGAGGTGGATCCATCGACCATACTGGAGTACACCTACAATTTGGATGAAAAGGAGGTAAACTATCAGTATCCTCAATATCGAAAATTTCCTCACCAACACCCCCACTTTCATCAGTACCATAAGCTTCTTGACAGTATTCACAACAACCATCATTACAAATAACACTATAAGATTTCGCTCCCATTTCACGAGCATTAATATAATTACCAATATTAGCTGCACGGCAAGTTTCAGTTCTTGCTATTGCTTGACACCTTGCCTTATCCAATGACTCAATTTTATTACCCATCTCCTTAGCTAATTGTTGTGGAGTTAAACGGTCATTATAACCATTAACAGCAATTTGTCTAAGTTCATTCTTGATATCCTCACCAACATTTGTAACCATAGTATAGCATTTTTCAGCCATTGTGCCTTTTAATATTTCAGCATTACTGCCTGCTGGTAAACTTGTTTGGTCAACAACACCAGCAATCTGATTCACAATATCTAATGCATCGGTTGCATGAATACCTGTGCTGAAACAATTATTACCCACATACCCAGATAAGTTTTCCATCCAAGCATCTAAATCTTGACTATTGCGTGTACGCCTTTCAACATTAGCACGTACATCACGCATTAACTGCCTCATACGTTTAGTATTTGGGTTAACTTGTTTCTGCCAGTTATTCGGTCGGTTCAATGTTTTATTTGCCATTATACTATACCTTCAAGAACATTATCTACAATATCATTAACAGGAGTATCATCTAGAGGTGGTTGGTATCCATAATCAGTTTCATCTTCAATATTCTCAGTTTTTTCAATATCCATTTTAATATCTGCTTCAGATTGAAATGCTTTTTGTAATAATTCTTTAAATGCATGTTCTTCACTGTCTAAACTACCATTAGCAACGAATGGTTGTAAAGCAGACAATAAACCAATGATGTCTTTACTGTTAAATGATTCAAAACTAAAATTAGGGCCTTTTGCATTAACACCAAAATTTAATCTTGTTAAATTATTAATTTCAAATTGAACTTCAGTAGCTACATCAGATAGTATACCATCCATGATGTACATTAAAACATCTTGTTGGACTTTTCCTTGAGCGTAACTTCCAGTTTGAGATTGATTACCTAAAACTAATGTTCCGATGAACATTCGGCGGAAGATTCTATTATCATTGTAATCTAATAAATTAAAATAAGTTTCACCATTATGTGATGATTCAAGTAAGTCTACTTCATCTTCTTTTCCGATGACCATTCCTGTTCGTCCATCTGCAATATCATCAAATGCATTTAACATGTTGTCACCAGATAATGTGTCATCGGTTTTACCCACCATTGTTGGTGCTTTATCTTTACTGGCAAAGGTCATTACCCAATCCATACAATCTTCTTTATCTTCTACGATAGGTTTGATTTCATTGAGAATTGAATTTCCTTCGATTTCATCAAATTCTTTATCAAAGCTGTAGATTAAACATTTGTCACGAGGAATATCAACATTCCCATGAACTGTTTCTTGATGTATGCCAGTTAGTTCCCCGTGTTCATCACGAATGAATGGGTTTCTCTGCAATGTTTTAATGTGGATTGGATATATTGCTTTTATAATTATTTTCCCATCAGAGTTAATCGTATATACTTTTTCTTGTACACTATAACCATATCTTATGGCAGTTAGCATGTTTTTTAACACATCCCTGAAAGGAATTTCCATGTTATCAAATACTTCTGTAATGAATTCAGTTATTTCAATATCTTCTGGAGCATCACTATTACTTGTTAATCGATAGTTTTTACTTATCAGGAAGTATTTTAATATTTCCAATCCTACTTTCACCTGTGTATCTTTCATGATATTTTTATAAGTTTTATAAGGTAGGTTATTAGTATTACGATTGAATAGATGTTTATAAGTGTATCCTTTAGTATTTGAACTTGAAATATTACTGTTTTTACTTTGTTTTTCAGTCATATTACGTTTCAATACACTGTTTACTTTGTTTTTAGCTGCGGTAATTATTGACATTTTTTTTATGCCCTCCTACTTCTTCCATGTCTTTTGTTACTAGTATGGTATCGGTTGCGGTTGTCTTTTTTATCTTTAAGATAATTATAAGCATGAGCCATACAATCAATTAAATCTTTATGAGCTGAACCTAAAGGAAATGATTCTAATTGTAGTTTTAATTCTTTCCTAAGTACGGGGTCAGGACAGTAAATATGAATTTTACCATCATACATTGCATTAGCTAATGCTGTTGCTCTGTCTGCTTTACTGCCTTCAGGTTGTGATTGTATGCATTTATGTTCTGGTAGATAATCTTTATCCCATAGTCTGAACAGTTCTTTAGCTGCTCCACCTTTGGTTCCAGTTTCTATGAGAATCGGTTTTTGTAATCCATCAAACTTTGCATTACTCTGAATGTATTGAATATTCTTTTTTCCAAGTCGTTTGTATAAAAAATCACTGAATATATATTTGTTTTCGTTGATTTTTTCCGCATGGCATCCTGCAGTGTAGTCTGCATTTTTATTTTTGTTTAATGCTTCTTGCTCACTTGTATATGCCATATCGTAACTGCGACAGTTTGCTATATTGAATTGTTCTATATAGGTATCATCCCAGTGTAAGTTTGTGAGATGAAAGTATTCGCTAGTCAAATCCAATGGTTGCTGTTGGTATATTGCTTGAAATTGTCTTTCACCCATTGTGATTTGTTTATCTTGGTAAAAATCAAAGTCATAATATTCGGGCCATAATATATCTCCAGGTTCTCTGCCCAGTATGTCTTTTTCTGTAGCTATTGCTGGGAATTCAACAACTTCATATTTCTGTCGTTGATATTCATCGGATAGTATTTTGCCTTGGATGTCTTCACTGTGCCATCTGGTGTGTAATACAATTAGTTTGGTGACTGGACGGACACGTTGTTCTATTAATGTACTGTACCATAACCATTTTTTATTTAATGCTGTTGGTGTTAGTTCATCAATTAGTCCTTTGTATGGATCATCAACTATGACAATGTCTGTTGGGTGTCCTGTGATAGACCCACTTGCACCTGTTAATCTTATGTTACCTGATTGTAATTCTCCGAATAATTCGAATCTTAGATTAGTTGCACTTGATTTAACTCTTGATATAGTTAATCCAAATATGCTGCCCATTTCATGAATTAATTGTCGGATAGCTATTCCAAATTCTATACTTAATTCTTTTTCAGCATTAACAATTAAAATTCTTAATTTTGGATTGTTGATTATTAACCATACACTATATGCTAATGTTACTAATGAAGATTTACTGTGTTGTGGTGGCATTGCACATAGCAATCTGTTTTTTTCAGAGTTGCCATTAGTTATATCCATTAGTTTTTTTGCTAATTGTTTGATATGTGGAGCTTCACAATCACCTTGAAATTTACTAGCTACAAAAACACTATAGAATGCATAAAGGTTCTTTGTTATTTCTTGAAGTTCACTAGCATGCTCATTTAAGTATTGTCTGTTGTGTGCTGTAGTGTCATCAATCGTATTTAGCATTTTGAACCTTGTCCTTTAATTTCTCAGTTGTGACAAATCTTCTCATAGTGTCTTCAACATCTATTTTTTCAATTTCTTTATCATTTATCAATCTAGCTACTGCAGATAACGCTTGAACAACATTACCATCTTTGAATGTGTGGCAATTATAAAAAATAATGTTTAATAATTTTTGTACTGTTTCTTCAGGTGTTGCATCATGATCTTCTTTTACAACATATTCTGTTTGAACAGTTTCTTTATTTGATTTTGGTTTAGGTTTGGGTTTAGGTTCAGGGTTTTCTTCAACAACTAATTTTTTACGATTCCATTTGACATGGGGACAGTATTCTTTTTTATAATCACGTAAAGCATATTCGGAGATATGTTCATCTTCATTATCTGTTTGAGTTTTAATCCATTTGCTGATTTCTTTCGGCGAATATCCATCACATAAATATTTTTGAATATCTTTCTGGAATGGGGATATATCAACTAATTTCACTTTGGACATGACAATCTAAACCCCCATTATTTTTTTTAGTTGTTAAGTTGTTAAGTTAACCCCCCCAAATGTTAAGTTGTTAACTTGGTATGTTGTTTAGATTATAGTAATTTATATAACATTGTCATATTATTATGTATCTTAAAAAAAATTTAATGTACATGTGTTAAAATAAACGCTAATATTGCTATTGCAGTACCTGCAAGGGATACGGTAAATACTAACACCCATTTAATCACATTCTGTGCAGTTTCCAATTTTGTGACACGTGTAT